AATTAAGGTTCCAGAGTCAACTTCAAGCGACAAGGCGCAGGATATTCTTGCAATGATCCGCGCTCGTCAATCTAAGTAAAACTTAGAACGGGGGAGGGAAACCTCCCCCACATTGACACGGAGATTTCCCCATGACAACAGCAGAAGACAGATATAGAGCTATCAAACAAAGTAGAAAGATGTTAGAGGAGCTTTGTGATCCGGGCAAGACTCCGAGAGTTCCTAGCATTGTCCGAGACCGCGCAAGATCAATTCTTAGACATTTTCCTAGTGATTTTGATCTTGACTCTCTTGCAGAAAATAGTCCCGAATTACTTGAAAAAAAATCAAATACTGATAAGCTCTTAAAAATTATAAGATAGGAAAAAACATTGGCAAAACCATTTGATATTAGTAAATTCCGTAAGGATATTACTAAGGCAATCGACGGCCTTAGTATCGGATTTAATGATCCAACTGATTGGATTAGCACAGGCAACTATGCACTCAATTACCGCATTAGTGGTGATTTTAATAAAGGTATTCCTCTCGGCAAGGTTACAGTCTTCGCCGGCGAGTCAGGTGCAGGTAAATCCTATATCTGTTCAGGCAATATTGTAAGACACGCCCAGCAACAGGGTATCTATGTTGTACTAATCGACAGCGAAAACGCACTTGACGAAGCATGGCTTCATGCTCTTGGCGTTGATACTAGCGATGATAAGCTACTTAAATTGAATATGGCAATGATTGATGATGTTGCTAAAACTATCAGTGAATTCATGAAGGGCTACAAAGCCATGAATGATGAAGACAAGCCTAAGGTTCTATTCGTCATTGACTCGCTTGGTATGTTGCTTACTCCGACTGATGTTAATCAGTTTGAAGCAGGTGATATGAAGGGTGACATGGGTCGTAAGCCCAAGGCTCTTACTGCACTTGTTCGTAACTGCGTGAACATGTTTGGTTCGAACAATGTAGGTCTTGTTGCAACTAATCACACTTATGCTTCGCAGGATATGTTTGACCCTGATGATAAGATTTCAGGTGGTCAAGGCTTCATCTATGCATCATCTATCGTTGTTGCAATGAAGAAGCTTAAGCTCAAGGAAGACGAAGACGGCAACAAGGTCAGTCAAGTCAACGGTATTCGTGCTGCTTGTAAGGTCATGAAGACTCGTTACGCAAAGCCGTTCGAATCTGTTCAAGTTAAGATTCCTTACAACACTGGCATGAGTCCGTACTCCGGTCTCACTGATATGTGTGAAGCATTGAAGATGCTCAACAAGGAAGGCAACTCTCTTGTGTATAACAAGCTTGATGGCACTATCATTAAGAAGTTCCGTAAGGGCTGGGAAGCAAACGATGATGGCTGTCTTGACGCTATCATGGACGAGTTTGAAAGAAAACAACAAAAGTCATCTGCTCTTGTTGTTGAAGAAGTAGAAGAGGAAATGGCAGAATGAGTCTCCCTCTTATCAACGAAATCTGGAAACTTTTAAAGACCAGTATTGAAGCTGGTGACACCGATGGTGCCGCCGAAACATTAGTCAATTATCTTGTTGAGGAAGATTATTCCCCCGCAGAGATTAAGCAGACCTTTCGTGGTGATAAGGACATTAAAGATGCATTAGATTTCTTTATGGAGACTCCGGATGACGGTTTGTATCATGAAACTGATGATGATCTATTCTTAGATGAATATGATCTTGATGAAGACGACGACCACGACGATTATTATTAATGACTTGGTACAGTAAAGTAACAACTGACCTTAGCAATTTGCCGGACTTCATTTCTCATTACGAGAGTGAGTTAGTTTCGGCAAAGGGTGATGTAAAGGTATACGGCAATGTTGAAAAGAACATTGCCGCACTCCCCGGCATTACTGAATACCGCTTCAATCAACTTCAAGAGGTTGAAGCGGTATTACGGTACCTAGAAATTCAACTGCGTAAGATTCGCAGAAAGCATTTTCAAAAGTATCTTGAAAAGTATAATCGTAACCTATCTAGCCGCGATGCTGAAAAGTATGTTGACGGCGAAGATGAGGTTATCGATTATGAAGTATTGATTAACGAAGTAGCCTTGCTTCGTAACAAGTGGACAGGTATTATCAAGGCACTAGAATCAAAGAACTTTATGCTCGGGCATGTAGTTCGCCTAAGAACCGCTGGTATGGAAGATATCTCAATTGGGTAACTGCATACTTGATTTTTAACCTATAACATAGTAAGTTGATAATATGACATACAAGCTAACTTCACTTGCTACAGTGTTCAATAACATTGAACCTTTTGCTATTGAGTCTGAATCGGAAACCCTTATTCAGTTTAAGGTTGATCCATTGGTATTGAGTTGTTGTCAGTACAGACACAGTGATCCTAACACAGAAGATTACAATCCAACTGCTGCCACTACTTCAATAAGTTATAACCCTGATTATCTATATACTAAGGTTACTCAGGCAGATTACGATCTAGCTGAAAAGATTCGCAAGTATTATTGGGGAAAGCTAGCTTTCGCTAAGTTGCGCGGGAGTCAGATGAGCAAGTTCAGACAGGATCTTTCCGAATTCATTAACATTAAGTGGGATGAATCTGTTAAGATTTCTGACAAGTTTGCTGGTATGCTATATAAGCTTCCATATTTCTATGAGCATGATTTGCTTTTGGTAAATGAGGTCTTTGAAACTGAATATCAGGAAATCAAAAAGCCGCAAGAGAGTTGGGAAGAAGTTACTCTAACATATATTCGTTCTCTTGATGAACGACAAAAGCGCAATCCTAGTATCAAATATTGGTTCAAGGATGAGTTTGATAATAAGTTTTGTGTCAGTGTCGAAAAAATGAATAGCCTTATACCGAGTTGGGAACGCTTCATTGAGAAGCCAATCACTATCAAGGGTAAGTACATAGAACGAGCATATGATACATTGCATTTCTATCGGGTTAATCCTGGTTGGAAAATTGTCGGTTGACAAATATATAAAAGGATGTTATAACTATGAACGATGAAAAGTTGAAAAATCATATTGAACAGCTTAAGCGTAAGCACTACACTATCCAATTAGAAATTAATCAGCTTATTCATACACATGGACCCGAAGACGAAATCAATCGTCTTAAGAAAGAAAAGTTGAGGATTAAAGATGAACTTAGAAACTGTGAACACAAATTATCTTAGCACTATCCGTGAATTTGCTGACAAGCACTATCTTAACGCTTGTAAGTGGATTGGTACTGCTGCTACTATCGTAGGCGCACTAGCTACTGCTGGTGGATTTGACCCAATCAACATTATCGCATTTAACCTTGGTGCTGTATTTTGGCTTCTTGCTAGCATTCGTATGAAGGATGCTGCTCTGATGTCCGTTAACGCAGGTCTCCTTGGAATTTACGCACTCGGTGCGCTTGTAAGGTTTATTTAATTATGAAAGAAAATATCTTAAACACTCTTAAGGCTAGCTTTGAAGCAAGCATTCAAAAGCATAAGTTGAACATTGACATTATGCTCAATAACCCAATGGCAATCCATGAGCATACTGACTTCATGGGTGCTGTTGAACTTGAACTCGCACAGATTGCCGAGTACGAAGATAAGCTAGAAGCACTTACGAAATATTTTTCGTAAAAGGCATCTTTTTGGTTGACATTACCCTCTCGATTTGATATAACAGTAATTGTTGAAACGCTGTTGAAAGGCTTTATATGACTACTGTTCTCGTCAAGTCGGGTGAGTATCGTAATCTCCCCGTTATCAATACCCAGTTCACGCTCGTTGAGGGTATCAAGCACGGCGCAAAGGGCGCATACATCACTGTGAAAAATGAAGGTCAGTTTCCCCATCAGATTGATAAGGTCAAGGTCCGTATCGAGGGTCCTGACGCAATCGAAATGAATGGTGTTGCTACCGCTAGCACTACTGTTACTGAAACTGATAGTGAAGCAATGGATCGCATTGCAACTCGTTTCGAAATCCTCGATGAAATGTCTGCTGCTTGCATTAAGGGCGATGTTCGTGCGATGATCGTTTCGGGTCCTCCGGGCGTTGGTAAGTCGTTCGGTGTCGAAGCCCAGCTTGAAAAGGCTTCACTGTTTGACAAGCTTGCTAACAAGCGTCAGCGTTACGAAGTTGTCAAGGGTGCTATGACTGCTCTCGGTCTGTATGCCCAGCTGTATCGCTACAGCGACAAAGGCAACATCCTTGTGTTTGACGATTGCGATAGCGTGTTCGGTGATGAACTTGCTCTGAACATTCTCAAGGCCGCTCTTGATAGCGGCAAGCGTCGGCGCATTTGCTGGAACTCGGATTCTCGCTTGCTGCGTGACGAAGGTATCCCGAATAGCTTCGAATACAAGGGTTCGGCTATCTTTATCACGAACCTCAAGTTTGCTAATGTTCGTTCAAAGAAGTTGCAAGATCACCTTGAAGCACTTGAAAGTCGTTGTCACTTCATCGATCTGACCATCGATACCGAGCGTGACAAGATGCTCCGCATTCGTCAGGTCAATCGTGATGCTGATGGCGGTCTGTTCAAGGACTACAACTTCCAGAACAACGAAGGTGAGCAAATCTTCGACTTCATGGAAAAGAACATCAAGCGTCTGCGTGAACTGTCGATCCGTATGGCTCTCAAGATTGCTGATCTTCACAAGATTTCCCCGAACAAGTGGCAGGTGCTTGCTGAAAGCACTTGTATGACCCGCGCATAATAATAACAGCCTTTCAACAAACTTGTGGGGACTTCGGTCCCTACTTTTTTGCCAGAATGCTTGTAATCAGCAAACAACGGTGCTATAATATGAATATGAAGAACAAAGAACAGCTCCTATATTTCTTCCTGCAGGGTAAGATAAGCTTGAGTCAGTATGACTACAAGTTCATGGCTAACCTACAGACTATGATCCAAAATCAAAACAGAGTAACAAGCAACCAGGCTGACTTGTTCGATAAGCTTATCAGCAAGTACAAGAAGCAGCTTACTAAGAATGGACTCGTCAAGGAAGAACTAAAGGAACTGTCATGGAAGACTATGGTAGTTGAAAGCACGCCTGAGTATACCGGTGCAAGTGTTCGTGTAAATGACGATGAAATCTTCATCAAAGTGCCATTCAATAAGTCTTTTATTAGTCAGTTTAGAGCAGTTGAAAACAATAATTTTACATGGGACAGTACTGAAAAATTATATCGTGCTAAATTCAATACACTAAGTTTGAAAGTAGCCTATAATATTCTTCCTGAATATTTTGAACATGTTAGGTATTGTGACACCTTACAGCCCATCTTAACTGAATTGCAGCAATATCAAAATCTGATTTGGAACCCTACTGCTAAGAAGTTCAATGATAGACTTTTGATCGGTGCATGTAACAGTGTTTTAGGTTCTATGATAGTTGATACTGATTTAGACATTACTTCTGTTAATCTGTTTAAGTTAGTACGCATGGGAATCAGCATTGACCCGGAAGTTTATGACGGTAATGAAAAATTAAAATTTGCAGCTAAATCAGTATATGAAGTCGAACTATCTGATGTGGAAAACATCATCGGATGGATGAAAAATATTGGTTGCGCTAATGTCGTAATTGGTAGGGGATTGCGCAATACAATCAACCAAGAACAATTGTCTACTATGGTTGAAAAGTATGGAATGAGATCGTTGGGTCCAATGTCGTTCGGCAACTTACCTGATGGCGTTTCCATTCTCTTGCAGCACACAAGTAATGTTGATAGTCGTACTCCCTTCACTGGGCAAATAAGTAAAACAGTCGTGCTAAAAGATAGCCGACCAATTGAGGTTAAATGACAGAAGCTAAAATCATAATTAAAGACGAGGTTAATGTAAAGATTGAGGGCCTAGAGGTAGGTGATCGTCGTGCATTGATGAAGATGTTCGAGTTTGAAAAGCCGGGGGCAAGATATCTTCCGGCTGTTCGGCTTGGTCGTTGGAACGGCAAGATCAGCTATTTTAGCTTAGCGGGTAGCACTTATGTAAATCTACTCGAAAACATCATCACTTATCTATATGATAAAAACTATGATATAGAACTAGTGGATTTACGGCAGTCGCATGAGGAACTTAAGTTCGAGCGCATCAAAGAAGATTCGTTCGCTGATACAGTGTGGCCAAAAGGTCATGAACGTGAAGGCCAGCCTATCGTACTTCGTGATTATCAGGTTGAGATTGTTAACAACTTCTTAGAGAATCCTCAATGCTTACAGGAAGTTGCAACAGGCGCTGGTAAGACGCTGATGACTGCTGCTCTATCTAAGTCTGTAGAGCACCTAGGACGCTCCCTAGTGATTGTTCCCAACAAAAGTCTTGTTACGCAAACAGAAGCAGACTACATCAACTTAGGATTGGATGTCGGCGTCTACTTCGGTGACCGTAAGGATTACGGTAAGACACATACCATTTGCACTTGGCAAAGCTTGAACAATCTGTTTAAGAACACAGCCGACGCAGGTGAAGAAACTCTTGATGAATTCTTCTTTGAAGACATTGTTTGTGTCATTGTTGACGAAGTTCACATGGCTAAGGCTGATGTACTCAAGACGATGCTTACAGGAGTGTTCAGCAACATTCCTATTCGCTGGGGACTAACAGGAACCATTCCTAAAGACAAGATGGATCAAGTATCGTTACTTGTATCACTCGGTCCCGTTATCGGTAAGCTATCGGCAAAAGAATTGCAAGACAAGGGTGTACTCGCACAATGTCATGTTAACATTGTTCAGCTTAAGGATAAGGTTGACATGACATTGTGCGA